TCAAAGGCCGCCTTAGGGCGGTCTTTTTTTGACAGAAAAATCATAAATATAGTTATACAAACTTTTCTTAAGAGGAGATAGACAATGGCTGTATTAACAAATTTAAGTGTACCTACAACGAGCAATACTGCTCCTGGTACCATTATGCCGAAGATGCAATATCGTTTCCGTGTATCATTTGGATTTGATACTAGTGAAGTGGTAACAAGTAACGTAGTGAGCGTGACTCGTCCGACACTAAGTCATGACGAAGTGACACTTGATACGTACAACTCACGTATTTACCTAGCAGGTAAGCATACTTGGGAAGCGGTTACAATCACAATCCGCGATGACGTTGCAAACAGTGTTATCAAACAGATTGATAATCAGATGAGCAATCAAATTGACATGGTTAATCAAGCGAGCCCGAAAGCAGGTTCAGCTTATAAATTCCAAACTAATATTGAAACACTAGACGGTGGTAATGCAGAAGCAGAAACACTCGATAAGTGGGAACTATATGGATGCTATATTCAGAACGTAGCATATGGTGAAAGCAATTATGCAACAAGTGATGCGCAAATTGTTACAGTAACGATTCGTTACGACAACGCTCAACACTTTGCTGGAACAGAAGAACTATTCATTGAAGGTAGTGATAACGGTTCTGATCTTGCTACAGCAAATGGTTAATTTAGGATAGAGTTAGCCAATGTCTATTCGCCAACACGCAAGTGAAGTATTTTTCGGTCCCGGCACAGCCGCTGGGACCGAAGGTACTTATACGGCGATACCTAGACAGCGATTTAACTTTAGCCTAGAACTAGAAACCCAGGATAAAAATATATATTTTCCTAGGATTCAGGATTTAACCTTACCTGGATACAGTTTTGATACCCAGATAATGAATCAGTATAACCGAAAACGTGTTGTACAGACAAAATTAAATTATGGTCAATTAGTGGTTAACTTTTATGACACTAATGACGGCAAATTTCACAGTTTATTAAAAAAGTATATTGCAAATTATTATAATACTGCTAATGGTATTGATCCATTTATTGATGGCTCAGGAAACGCAGACACAGTATTGGGTGACTTTTTTGATACAAACATGGGATTTACTCCTGGTATTACCAGTAATAGATATTTTTTCCCAGAAATTAAAGTTAGACAATATGGTCCTGCTAACAATGTTAGAACTACAAAACTTAAAAACTGTTTACTAATAAATGTAAATGGCGATACATTAAGTTATAGTGACAGTGGTGCAGTATTATGGAATGCAACCTTCCAGCCTGAGAGTATCAGTGTTACAGATATTCCGGATAGAGACCCTAGCGTAAGTCCATAAATATCAGTATGGCAAAATATCAACAAGGCAAATACGAACCCATCAACAAAGAAAAATATATTGGTAAAAGAATGCCAACTTATCGTAGTGGATGGGAACTTCAGTTCATGCGTATGTGTGACAAACATCCTAACATACTGGCATGGGCAAGTGAAAGCCACCGTATACCTTATAGAAATCCATTAACAGGCAAGGCTACTACATATGTTCCTGATTTTTTCATTATATATGAAGATATGAACGGCAAAAAACATGCAGAAATAATCGAAGTAAAACCCAGTAAACAAATAATGGGAAATGCCAAGAGTATGCAAGATAGAGCCGCAGCAATGGTAAATGAAGCAAAGTGGAAAATTGCTAGGCAGTGGGCAAATCAACAAGGTTTAGGTTTCCGTATTATTACAGAAAACGAATTGTTTAGAAGTCCCCAAGGCAGTAAACCCAAAAGGAAAAAACGATGACCAAAAAACTAGAAGAAACTTTTAATCTTCCTCCATTAGATGAAATTGAAGAAGAAATTGAAGTAACAAACACACTAGTAGAACCAGTAGCTGAAAATATTGATGAGCTACAGCATGCATTGGCTCAAGTTGACAAAATTGACCAAGCACTAACTCCAGTAAAAAATCTAGAAGCATTAGACAGTGATATGGACAAATATGCCCAAGACGCAATGGATGCCTTTCAGACATTAATGGATTTGGGACAGAATGTGGAAGATCGTCATGCGGCTCCAGTATTTGATAGTGCAGCTAAGATGATGAGTAATGCTATTACTGCTAAACAAGCAAAAATGGATAAAAAACTAAAAGTTATTCAAATGCAGATGCAAAAACAAAAACTAGATTTGGAAGAAAAGAAACTAGAATGGCAGATGCAGAAAGCCAAAGGTACTGATGAAGACCCCAATGCCATTGAAGGTACAGGCGAAGTATTGTTCGATCGTAACGATTTATTAAAAAGTATTATGGATCAAGTAAACGGTAAAAAAGATTAATTTGCTAAATAGTAGCAACAGGAGTTAAAATGATGAAAACATTGAACGAATATTTAATGGAAAGCGCAAAAACTCATGAGTTTCGCTTAAAGACAGCCGTAGAGCTTTCCGATGACCAGCTCGATAAGCTGGAAAAGCATTTGCGCAAGTACGAGGCGTTCGACATCGACTCTCCCAAGCGCACAATTCTTCAGAGCGCACCACTAGACTTTCATAATATTGGAGCAACTGAAGTATATATTATGGACTTTAAAACAGAATTACCAATGAGTCCATCGATACTAGTAAATGAACTAGTACAGAAACTTGGTATTAGCGAGCGTGATATTCGTGTTCGCAACAAGCTAGAACCAGCTGAACAAGAAGATGCGGCCAGCATGGAAGAACCTGCTGAAGGCGGACGTGAAGCCTTGCTCATGGACGGTGAATATAGTGAAGCCGAAAATGCAAAAGCCGAAGATCATTATGGTGATGCATATAATACCAAATTTTTAGACGAGTTAAACAAAGCTCGCAGAGAACTCAACAAAGAGTACAAGGGGAACTAACATGGAAATCAATAGTATTGATGAATTAGTAAAACTTGCGGGCCTTGTAAAACAGCAAGAGCTTGCAACAGAAGCAGAAGTTGAAGAAGATTGCGGTTGTGCTGATGAGCCACAACCTGTAATGACAAACAATCCAAACATGTACGCTATTTTACAACGTCTGGCACAGATGGGTGAAGTACATGAAGACGAAGTCACTGAAGAATGGGCTAACAGTACAGAACATTTTGATGGTGAAGATCGTATTACAGATTTGCCAAAAGGCGAGCCAGTTGACACCAGTCTACGTAGACATTTAGGCGCAAATGCTCAGCCAGTTCGTGTTGAAGAAGGCATCCAAGATCACACAGTTGAGGATATGATGGAAGCATATAACGCTTTCAAAACAGATGCGATTGCTGAAGAAACCGTGATGGAAGCCAAATGCGAAGAATGTGATTGTGATCCATGTGATTGTGATGACAAAGTAACTGAAGCCGCAGTTGATGAAGCAGAAGTTGAAGAAGATAACGCATTTAACACAGCCGCAGCTGCTGCTAAAAAAGCTGGCAAAAGCGAATTTGAATTCAACGGCAAAAAATACAAAGTTAAAATGGATGCTAAAACAGCAGACGCATTAACTGATGATATTGACATGCTACGTAAATTAGCAGGAGTGTAATTATGGAAAATGTAACTGAAGGTACAGAAATGGGCCAAATTGGCAATGTACATATCAAGCAATTTGGTATGGGCAAAGGTCAAGTTGGTGTTCAACTTACTAGCGACAAAGGCGAAGGCTATGTCCAACTTAACAAAGAAGATGCCGCTAAACTGGCAGAACGTTTAGCTAAATGGGCAAATTCATCTGAACTAGCACAGCCCGGTGAATATGACGAAGATATTTCAGACGTCAGACGTTTAGCAGGACTGTAAAGAATCCTAACTACCTTAGGACCAATTGAGCCCATTTTTTGGGCTCTTTTTTTGAGCTATAAATACACATATGCAATATAAAGATTTACCCAAAAATAATAAAGTTTGTGTAATGCCCTGGCGTGGTGCATATATAACCACTGGCAGTGAAGTTTTGCCTTGTTGTCTTACAAGCGCAAATCATTGGAAACTTGAAGATTTTGATATTAGAGACAGTCTAAGAAAACACAATATAGATTCTATTAGAAATAGTGATGCTTGGAATAGTTTAAGAAAAGATTTAATTAACGGTATAGAAAACCCAACATGTGAATTTTGTTGGCAAAAGGAAAGAAAAGGATTTCAGAGTAATCGTACTTTTAGTAATCAACATTTTCCTAACCTAATTGATGATATTGATTTTAATCAAGATGGATCTTTAGACAACAATAATATATCTTATTGGGATGTAAGAAGTACAAACTTATGTAATATGAAATGTGTTATGTGCGGTCCTGGACTTAGTAGTTTATGGAACGAAGAGGCATTAAAAAATTATAAAGGAACTGATCATAACGAATACTATTTTAAACCTATAGGTGATACGGCTGTTTTTTATGCAAATAATAATGTTGGTGAAACAATTGAATCAATTGTTGAAAGAAATATAGATTATGTAGATACATTTTATTTTGCCGGCGGCGAACCATTGATTAATAATACACACTGGAAAATATTAGAATTACTCATTGAAAGAAAAATGTTTCATGTAAAACTTATATACAATACAAATTTATTAAAACTAGATTATGGAACATGGAATGCTTTGTCAGTATGGGAAAATTTTGAAAGTGTTGAAGTCTGTGCTAGTATAGATGCTATTGGTTCTCGAGCGGAATATAGTCGAACAGGAACAGTTTGGTCAACAGTTGATAAAAATTTTAGAACCATTCAAAAAGAACGTCCTCATCAGACTGGACTTAATCCAACAACAAGTGTATTGACTATTGGTGG